TCCAACCCAAAGATTGACCAGTGATCGGAGCGGCTGTCGCGACTGAGAACCCTTGCAACTTTACAACACTAGGCGCTGGGTATGTTCCGCCAAGATCGCCCGACGCTGCGCCTGTAGGAGTGCGCGAGTCGCTCAAGCGCGAGTCGGTGGTGATGACTGCCGTTCCCGAAATTGCGCTCGGTGAAATGCCGGACGATGGAGCTTTTGCATCGAGAACTGTTTGTAGATCGGTCTGGTTCGACAACGTTCCGGCGATGCCGCCCCAGATCGCTGATCCACCGCCACCACCGCCTGTGATCCACTCGGTGTCGTAGTCGGAATTGGTTTTCTTCGCGAGAACTTGCCCTGTGAAGCCGCCCGTAACTACACCCGGCCCTACCGGCCCCGCTGGGCCTTGACTTCCGGTCGGCCCCGCTGCGCCTGCAATGATTTCGGTGCGGAGAATCGGTTGATTATCGACATTCGGAACTTCGCGCCCCTCGTCCTCTGGAAAAAAAATGCTCATTTATTAATATCCTCAAGGCTGAAATCGACCGATACGGCGTCTTGGGAAAGCTCGGCTGACGTAACGCGAAACCGTCTGCCCCCGATAACAAGAACATCGCCGAGAGAAATGGTTTGAACGAAAGAATCATAGACCGCCGTGATCGTCATCGATGCGGAGTCCATGAATCCGCCGTCTGCCAGGCTGTTGTCGCGCCGGTATGTTGTCCGGTTCGCGAGAAAATTACGCTCGCCAAATGTGACCGCAAGCGGCAGATCGTCCAGTATCGCCGCTAGATCGTTAGTAAATATGTCGAGCATTCCCACAAGATGGGGAATGCGTCAAAACTTGCGCTCGATACGCCGCTGATTCGGATGCGCGAAGTCGTGCTTCGGACTATCCGAAATGTGAACCCAGCTTTTTCGGAGTGCCGACGCAAGGATGCTCGTGCTCGTGTTGATCGTGACAACCTCGTTAGCGTCTCGGATGTACGCGCACATATATTCTATACTTTCAAACTCAGCCATGCCGTGAGCGGCCTTGCCAGCGCAAAGAACCGGACGCCCGTTTGCGACTTGATGCGCGGCTGCAATAACATCGCGAGGGTCGATCTTTTTATCCTGGCTGTAGCCGGTCGGAAAACAAAGAACCCAAGACCTAAGTTCGGGCGGCGTTACGATGGCAGGCGAGTTGAGAACAATCTGGCGGTCGATGTCCTTGCCTTCTGGCAAGAGTCCGTAAACGTAGTCGCTCCAACTCAGCGGACTCGCACAAAAGTCTTCGTGCAGATCGGGCCATATTTGAAGGTTTATGACGCGGTCGAATCCGCTGTGGTCGTTCTGTGGGTAAAGCGGTTTGCAGTAATCGACCATCGCGAAAAGTCCGTGATATTCGGGTAGACATTCAAACATTACGTTGTGTCCTTGATCTGCGAAATGCTTTGCTATCGGTAAGCAACGCGCAATGTCTCCGAGTCGCAAATGATAAACAATTAAAATATTCAAAACGTATAGTATTGCTCTCGCGTTTTCCCTGCCACCCATCCATGAAACCCGAAGGAACGATCCGGCCCTGCCGTGTTTTCCTCAACGTAATGTTCCCAAGAAAAGGCCGCTGCCACGTCCACCGGCGCGTATTTGATGCCGTTATCTCGAAAGCCTTGCTCCATTGTTCGGCAAAGGAAGACATCCCCTGCCTCGCCCTTCCAAAGCGCCTCGGCTTTTGCTGCCATTTGCAAGAATTTCTGGCTTTGGAGCGTGAAACCGGTATTGCCGACGCGATGTCCCACGTTCCAGAACGCAGGCCAAGGCGCTCCCACCATGTCATATTCGAGCCATGAATCCTGCCACAAGTGCGGATTTGAAATAAAGCCATCGTGCGTGCAGATGAGCGCGTGCGAAGTGTCGAAATAGTCGGAAAAGCGACCGAGTTCCCAGTGCATCGCTTGCTGATAGTTGCAATCCTCTGCGATATAAACGGCGTCTCCGAATCCACCTAGTCCGCAAAGGTGGTTGAACAATTTTTCGCTTTGTTCGTGCCTTGATTTTACGCCTTCAAAAACGATCAACGTGACGTCCTTATTCATTTCGCGTGGAGTTCCTCAAAGATTGCCTTCGCTCTTTCATATTCCGCCGGATCGTTTCCGCGCTCGTATGTAGCATCAAGCGGACGCTCCTCAAAAAACGGGTGGTGATGAACGATGCTAATATCGCGAGCATCAACAATCGCCCCATTTTTCGCGGCACGAAAGGTGAAGTCGGTATCGGAATACACGTTTCGGAATCGCGGGTTGAATAGTCCATTTTCTTGAAAATATTTACACGTTAAGATCGCCATGCAAAGTAAATCGTCTTTTCTATATCCGTCTGAAATGCGAAGAACCTGTGGTTTTGAAATGTCGAGACGCTTTTCAATCATCTCGTCCCACCCTGGAGGGCATTCCCAATCGTCCGAGAGTTGAATTATAATATCGCCAGTTGCTTGCGCGGCTCCCAAGTTCCACGCTCCGACGGAAAAACCACCCTCTTTTTGCGTCACAGATCGAAAACGTTTTAGAACGTCGGCCTTGTCGTCGTCATGATCGACAGCAAAGATATGCTCCACGCGCTCTGGATGAGTTGCGCGGGAAAGCCATAGCGTCATGCATTGAACGGCCTCCACGGGCCTTCCTCGCGTTGCGTGGACGAGTGAGATTTTCGGCTTGTTTGATCCTGCCAGCGTCTCGCGCTCGATCTCTTCGGCGTCTTCGTTGCGTCCGAGAAGGCGGAGCGTCCAAGCGTAGAGTTGATCGCCCTTCCAACCGTACCACTCCTTGCGATGCGTCCATTGCGGGAACTTAGGCGTCGGCACTTCAAGCATTTCTTCCACCACTTTCAACGCATCTTGGTATTTTTTATCATCAAGAAGAATGCTGGCCTCAAGTCCGTAGGCTTCGCGGCGTTTCGGCTCAAGTGCCTTGGCCTTGCGTGCGAGATTGAGCGATGTTTCCCCGCTCGTAATGTTGGCGCAATTTAAAAGAATCTCGTAGCGGTTGACGCCGTCGAGATCTGTCAAGGCTAGTGCCTCCGATCCGTATTTGGCCGCGAGTTCCTTGTTGCCTGCAATGAAATTCTCGTAGTGCAAGTAAAATTTGAAATGCGATGTCATCCGGTCTTGGTGCATCAAGATTCTGCGGTTGCGCTCGCTGCTGTTGCGATGACCTAGCGGCGGCTTGTGCGTGATCTCCAAGTCGCGCCGCATATACACTTGAACGTCTTTCGTTGGCTGCGCGTTTTCGTGGACAGGCCGATGCCACCATGCCGTATGGTAACGAAAGAAACGCTCGCGTGGTGCGCGTTTGCCTTGTTCTGGAATGACGTAGTCGGTCAATATCCAATCCTGCTCTGGCGGGCATTCCTCAAGAGCGGCGAGCGTAGGCGCGACCATGTGCGGCTCGATAATGTCGTCGCAGTCAGCCCACATAACCCAGCCGTCTTTGCCGGCAAGTTCGTATGCCTTCGCGAATGCTTTGTTGCGAGCTTCGCCGAAGTTGTCGAGATGCTCCCAATCTGCGACCAGCGGCGAGTTAAGATATTCGTCAACGTGACATCCCAGCTCCCTGGCGATGTCGAGAGTGCGATCCGGCTTGAGTGCTCCGATTGCGCGGACGACAACAATCTCATCACAGATTTGTTTGAGTGACTTAACGCATCGCTCGATGCGCGGTTCTTCGTTGCCGCAAATTAAGCCTGCGACCAGCTTCTGTTTTTGTTTCATGTTTACCCTTGCAGTATATGTCAACAAAAACAAAAAAGCCACCCCTTTCGAGGTGGCTTTTCCGATGCTACTTGCGGGGAATCTTACACGTATCCGGTTGTGATGCGGATGATGCTCGATCCGTCGATAACTTTCTCGGCGCTGTTCTGACGAACGCGGAGAACGTCGGCGCGGCGAGCTTCGTCGCGATAGGTTTCGGAGACGAAAGGCACGGGGCTATCAGCAGCCCATACAATCGTGCGACCGAATCCACCACCTGAGAAGTCACCACCAACCGTATTGGCGAGTGCCATGTAGGTGTTAGACCAGATGAACCCACCGGAATACACTTGGCCTTTTTTGGCTGTGTTTTTAGGTGCGCGGCCAACGAGAACGCGGTCAACTCCGACAGCGGCGGCGACTTCGCCCTCGCTGAGAAGACGGCTTTGATCCGAAGGAACAATACCGAAGAATTGATTCTGCACTTTAGCGGAGCGGCGGATGCGCTCGAATACTGGCATGGACATGATCAAGGTGTTAGCAAGAACGCCGTATTTGGCGAGTTCGAGCTTGGCTTGAGCCACGTCACCGGGAACGTCGAAGCTGGTGATGTTCGCGTCGGTATATGCTGCCGATGCGCTGATCGCTGTCAGGCCGTTGGCGGCGAATGCTGCGGAAGCAACGCGAGCCTCGTGGCTGACTTGAATTTGGCGGAGCAACATCGCGGCGATGTTCACTTCGGTGTCGAAAAATCTATCGAGATCGCGGCGGTTAGAGTCAGGAAGAACTTCCTCGAGACCGTACTCGATAGCGTCGAAAGAGTCGCTTGTGAAACGGCGGCTTGTGCGGGGATATCCAGCACCGGCGGCGATTTTGAGAGCGTCATCGTTGAGAGCTTCGGAGTCGCCGAGGTTCAACTTCAGATATGCGCCGGAGCGAACGTCTGAGGAGAACACGGGCATCACTTCGGTGCCGATGAACAAATTGTTTTTGTTGGAAAGACCTTCAAAAACGGCCTGCGCAATATCAGCGCGGATGGTTGTGTATGAGAGTGCCATAGTAGGTGATTAGATTATTGGTTGAATTTAGGAACGTATTCCACGATGTCACCGGCTACGCCGCTGTTGATCGCGATTCCGAGAGTTGCGGCGCTTGCTGCAAGCGTTCCAACGATCGTGCCGTTGGTAACAGCAAAAACGGAGCTGCCTGCGGTAACGATACCGGCGGCGGCTACGATGCCGAACTGCGATGGGAAAAACATTTTTACGGCGCCTTGATCAGCGGCGGCGGTGTCGTCTTGGACAACTCCGATTGCTGCGGCTCCGGTTGATGCTGCTTGCGCAGCGTTGTCGCCTGACACGCTCACGAGAGTGT